TAAAAAGAAGATATTGGTTAGTTAAAAATCCATCATCAAGACACGGAGACGATATGGAACATTTTACAGTATTCGAAGTACTTGCTAAAATATTTCCAGCAATGTTATTAGCATGGGCTTTTATTCCAATGGGTTTATTACACCAAATTAAATTTAAACGTTAATAGCTATGAAACGTATTACACACGATGAGGCTAAGCAATATCTCCCGTTAGATAGTAAAGACATGCGTTATAGTATGCGTCGTGCTATCGCTTACACCCTTACCCCCATCCCTAATAACCCAAAGTGGGACGAAATCACATACTATGGTGCTAGCTGGATTGATCCAACTAATACCCCACAGCATCCCCATTATATTTACATTTTAGTTAACCCATCTATTCCAGGTATATGTAAGATTGGCTTTACTACCACGACAGTATATGATAGAGTTAAGCAAATTAACTCAGCTACGGGTGTAATTACGCCTTGGTACGCGGTATTCACATATAAGTGCCCAGATGGTCGTTCACTTGAACACGACATACACACACATCTTGAAGATATCGGTGTACGTATCAATCCTAAGCGTGAAGGATTTACAATATCATCTGATGATGCGCGCGTTATTATTGAAAATATAGGTAAAAAATACAAATCAAATGAAATCAATTAATATTTTAATACTTATTGCTATTTGGGTATTTGGCCATTCTTTAATTTATAATACCCAATATTATTTGACTGAAATATATGCTTATAATATTCCTCTCATTATAGTGGTATTTGTAGCGGCGGTATATTTACATTCTCGTTTATTTAAATATATGACTTTTAAGATATTAGACCATATTTAGTATATACGGATATTAGTAGTGGGTGGTGTATCAACAAAAACAGTAGTAGGACTATTTATTGCTCTATTATGTTATATATATTTATTGCAAACAATGGCTACATTTAAAATAAAACTCGAAGACAAAGCTGCTTTCCTTAATCGTATGGAAAAGGCTGGTGTTGAATTAAATACCAACCAAGCAGTAGATAATAAGTTAGAAGGATATTTTGAAGTTACTGTTGATGAACCAAAGCAGTTAGAAGCTGCTAATTTAATTATAAAACAATCTCCAAAAATTAACACTATAAAAGAAATGGAAAACAAGAAAAAATTAACAAAAGACGAATTAAAAGAAATGGTTCGTCAAGAATTGCAAGGTATATTAGCTGAGAAGAAAAAAGAAGTTGACGATAAAGATAAACTAGACGAAGCTACTTTGGAAGAATCCCCAGCAGCTGAAATTTTATCTATATTAGCTGGTGTTGCTGGTTTAGGCTTAAGTAGCGCTGCTATTTTGAAAGCTCAAGATATGTTAAAAGCTAAAAAACCAGAACTTTACAAAAAATTACAAGACATTAGTAGTGCAATTAGTACTGCTGATCCGTCTAAGAAATTATCATAATTTTTGGTATGTTGGATGATTTTGGGTATCTTGAAAAAGATGCCCTTTTTCTTTGGAGGTACAAGATATCTAACGTAACTTCCACCTACGAGGGTTGGGAAAAGGGGAATGGGGAGAGTGAAAAGAATGATGAATGATTGGGGAACGGGAAGAATCATATATTTATATATAAACATATATTATGAAATACAAAAACAACATACTAGATAAACTAGTACAATTGGAATCGGCTGTTAACAAAGTTCACATCCAAGTAAATAGAGGTGGAACACAAGATAGTGTTAATGCGTCTATTGAAATTTTAAAAGAACAAGTTGAAGCTGTTCGTGAAATGATTTCTTTAGAAGCAGATGATTTTGCACAACAATTCGCAAGATAATTATGTGGTTAACATTATTAATTGTACATGCTATTGAATTAGCTGTTATTGGTGGTTTTTTATTAATTAGACGTAATAATATTCTTGAGAAAGCAGTTGCTCAACGACAAGAATATATTGATGCTATTAGTATTATAGTTGCTAATTCCGATGCTAAGTTAAAAGAACTTGATATTCAAGGTGCATTTGAAGCCGATGATGAAGTAGGTACTTTCTTTAATAACTTAAGAGAGATCCAAAACATCATAAGTGACTTCAACGCTTCCCAAAAATAATTTGGTTATGTGGTTTTCCTTCCATACATTGGGAGTAAAACTAGGAAATCACTATGTCATATAACGATAATTACGATATATTTGCTGATGATGATACATTAGCACTTACTAAACGCGGTAAACCACGTAAACGTAAACCAAAAGAACCCCGTATCTATTTTACTCAAGATACTGAAGACGCTATTGTCGAATATCTTATTACTGTTGATACAGCTGAGCGTAATCGCATTTATAATGAACGTATTGAATATGGCTTCTATAAATTAGCCGAAAATATTATTCATACGTTTAAATTCTACTACACCGATACAGATACTATTGAAGAGCTTAAGCATGAAGTGATTACATTTCTGCTTGAGAAACTTCATCTATATAAACCTGAGAAGGGTAAGGCATTTAGTTACTTTGGTACTATTGCTAAACGTTACCTTATTGTTTATAATGAAAACAACTATAAGAAACTTCAAGAAAAAGTTGATGTAGATGAATCTGATGAGGATCAAATGCACTTATATGAAAATGATAAGAACATTGAGAATATGCTGGATGGTAATGGGTTTATGGATCAATATATTAAGTATATAGATAAACATATTTACAAATTATTTCCTAAAAAACAAGACGCTCAAACAGCAGACGCTGTTGTTGAATTATTTCGCAAGCGTGAAACGCTAGAAATATTTAATAAAAAGGCCCTATACATCTATATACGCGAAATTACAGACGTATCCACCCCTCAGATAACTAAAATCATTAAAAAACTTAAGGTTATATATGTTCATTTATACAATGAATACTATGAGCACGGGTATATAAAGATTTAATTATTCATATTTATTGATAAACGCAATTATGGCTAATTTTAATGATGTAGAAGTATTTGACGGTATGTCCTTATCGGACCTGTTTAAGAAAATACACAAGAATAATAAAGATATTGATAAGAAGATTGAAGATTTCATTGATACTATGAAACCAATGGCAACCGCTAACGTAGGTAATGCTACAAATTTAATGCCTGTTGTTAAGGATTTACTTGATGTTAATGTAAAAAATAACGAGCAATTAGTAAAGATGGCAGCTATAGCACAACGTGCTTCTACTTCTAATGGTAATAATAATAATGAACTATTAGATATGAGTGAGATTGAAGCGTTATTAGCTGAACAAAAAGATGTACAAGAGAAAGGACAAAAATTATTAGAACAAGCTCCTCAATATCAAGCTTAAATGAGAGTAAGAACTAACCTGTCATCCGTTGTTGCCTCTGTTGGTAAAGGAAAAGCTACCCCACCTCGAAAAGCCCAAGTAGGTAGAGTATATGGAGTAGTTACTACTGAAAATACTCCTACAGCTGCTATGTTTAAAAAAGCAGGAGGATTTAATGGTATAGGTTCTGTATTTTATTTAGATTACAATCAAGCAAAAGATACTGCTGGTAATGCTGGAGATGATTTTTTAGGCAAATGTAAAATTGCTAAATCATTATCTTCCCAGTTTCAATATTTTCCCATATTAGGAGAATTAGTTTACTTAGAAGATTTACCTTCTCCTACTTCACAAGTTACAAGTAACAATTCTCAAAAATACTATATTAGTGTAGTTAATTTATGGAATAACAACCAACAAAATAGCCAACCAGCATCTGATCAATCAGCTTTAGGTTTAACGTTTGTTGAAAATCCAAATGTTAAAACTCTATTGTCTTTTGAAGGTGATCATATTATTCAAGGTAGACAAGGTTCTGCTTTAAGATTTGGTTCAACTACTAAATTATTTTCTAATTTAAATGAATGGAGTGAAATAGGAAATGATGATAATCCAATAACAATATTATCAAATGGGTTTAGTTATGAACCTGGAGATAAATTCCATGTTGAAAAAATAAATAAAGACTTATCTACAATTTATCTTACTTCAACACAAAAACTTCCTTTACAACCTGATAGAACAGGTAATGTAAATCCACTTACTAACCCAATTAACCCATCAAAATATTACAACGCTCAGATTATTATTAATAGTGATAGAGTTACTTTAAATTCTAAAAAGGATGAAGTAATGATATTTGCTAAAACAAATGTTGAAATAAGCACTAAAAATATTATTAATCTAAATGCTAACGAAAGGATTCACCTTAATGGAGGAACTGTTTTTTTAGGTACTGTAAATAATCAATTACCGTCTGAACCATTGGTTTTGGGTAACAAAACGTATGATTTATTACTTGATTTATTAGGTGGTATGTATGAATTTGGTACATCACTATCCACTGTTATTGGTAGTCCTGAAGGTGCACCTGCTATAGATATTAATACTGCTGCTGAAGGATTATTAAATACTTTAGATAGAGCTACAGACAGATTAGAGGGTATTCTTTCACAACAAAACTTTACAGCTTAATGTCTAATAATTTAAGTATATCAACTGTAGTTTCTCCTGATATTTTAAAAACAATATCATCATCAGTCGCTATTAAAACTTTTGGTGATCAATTAGTAAATAAAGCTAAAGATAAAGTTATATCTGTTGTTGAAGGAAAAGTAGGAGAATTAAAAAAATTAATTGAAGAAACAGTTAAACAATCAGTTCAAGCAGGAATAGATCATAATACTGAGTTAAAACGTTTAGAAATAATTTTTAAAAATAAACAAATTACTGAAGAACAGTATAATGCTGCTGTTGCAAAAGAAAATGAAGCTTATAAAGCTAAAATAGATAGTTTAGAAGCCCAAAAAATTAAGTTTCAAGAAGATTTAACTAAAATACTTTCTGACCCTTATAAAAAATTAAAAGCAGAAAGAGAAAAATTAAAATTAAAACTTAAAAAACGAAAAACAAAAAATAAAGCTGAAAGAGCAAAAGCAAGAAGAGACTTAGCTAAAAAAATGGCTTTAAACGCTGCTAAAACTTTAGCACCTATTATTGCTTTACAAATTGCTGGTAGACTTGCTTCTATATTATCCCAAAGAGGCAAGTTAGAAATTTTAGTAGATCAAGTAAATGCTTATATTGAACAAGCAAACACCCCCGAAACAATTGCTATTGCTACTAATCTAAGAAATAATACTATTACTTTAATTAATAATAGTATAAGTAAATTATCTTCACTTCAAAAAACAATATCTCAGATTGCAACATATATTACTATATTTAGTACAATTGTAGCTATATTATCTGCTATCCCTATCCCAACTGCTGTACCTCCTGGTATTGGTATTCCCGTTAATGTAATTATTAAAATTGTTAAAACACTTGAAAGAGCAAATAAACTAATTCTTGCTTTAAATGTAGTATTAGCTATTTCTACCGTAGTATTAGGAAATGAAATTTCTAAATTAAACGATCTAATTGAAAGACTAAAAACAGTTAACCAATTATTAGACTTAAAATCAGCAATTAATCTAAATGAACAACAATTAGCTGATTTATCTAATGCTTTCCTTCCAACAGGTGGTGATTTTGGAATATATAAAGGATTTAAGTTTGCTATTAAAGAAGAACAAACATTAGGTGCTCAACAAGCAATTGTTGTTAAAGGAAATAAACGCCGCTATGCTGTAGCAATTAATCGTGATGGTACAGATATATTGAGAAGTGAATTATCATTTACTTTGGACCCTAACGATCTAATAGACCAACTAAAACTAATTATCGATCAACGAAATTTACAAGGATAAAATATTTATAATTATGAACATCAAAGTATTTAAAAAATTAATCAAAGAAGCCGTAGTTGATGCTATTCATGAAGAGTTACCATACATTCTTGAAGAGCACATGGCTAAACAAGAGAAAAAATCATTACGTGAAAACAAAACATTTAGCTATAGTAGCGCAGATGTAATGCCTGGCAATCCAGACGTTAAAGCATCACTACGTAGTAAAATGGGTGAAGCCTTTGGCTTCCAACAACCACAACCAGTATTAAAAGTAATTGATGCTGTTGATGAAGCTACTGGTGAAAAAATAAATCCATTTGCTGCTTTTATTGCTGATGCTGCTAATAACATGTCACCAATGGACAAACAAGGATTAAGAAATTTAGGATAATATGCCAATACCTCAAACAATACGTGTAAATCCGTTAGATTTACAAAAGAATATTGCTATTGGGGTAAGCTTACCTTTTAATAAACCCTTTACTAGTACTTATACTACTAAAAATCAAATTAAATCTAATTTAGTTAATTTATTATTAACGGATATGGGTGAAAGAGTAATGAATCCTAATTTTGGATGTAATTTAAAAAGATATTTGTTTGAAAATATAAATGATGTTAATGCTGAAAAGGTTAAAAATGCTGTATTAAGTAGTGTAGGATATTATATTCCTGAAATCACAGTAACTAGTATTGCTGTAACTCCAAATACAGATTATAACTCAATAGATATAAGTGTTAACTATGTATTAAACATATCACAAACCCCAGACGAAATAACAGTACAATTTAATTAATAATGACTAACGAAGATCAAAATATATCATATATAGATAAATCGTTTACGGAATTTAAAGGACAGCTACAACAGTACGCTAAAACATATTTCCCTAACACATACAATGATTTCTCCGAATCAACTCCAGGTAACATGTTCATTGAAATGGCATCTTATGTTGGTGATGTAATGTCATTTTATTTAGATACTCAAACTCAAGAAAATTTCTTATTATTTGCTAAGGAAAAAGAAAATTTATATGCACAAGCATATGTAATGGGTTATCGTCCAAAAGCATCTTATGCTTCAAGTACTACAGTTGATGTTTATCAATTATGTCCAATAGTTTCAGGATCAAATCCATTACGACCAGATACTACTAATTATGGATTATTAATACCAGCAAATACAATAATAACATCAACATCTACAGGTACTAAATTTCTTACAACACAAGAAATTGACTTTACAAATACAGCTAGTGCTGAACTTACTTTTGTAAATAGTGGAAGTTATCTAATTAAAAAATCAGTACCTGCTATTTCAGCTGAATTAAAATCAACTACTATTAATTTTGCTCCTAATCAAAAGTTTGCAACTGCTAACATTACTGATACTAATATTTTACAAATATTAAACGTAACAGGAAGTGATGGAAATATTTTTTATGAAGTTCCTTATTTAGCTCAATCAACAATTTTTCAAAAAACAGCTAATACTGGGTCAAATCAAGATCAAGTACCTTATTTATTATCTTTACAAAAATCACCTAGACGTTTTGTTTCTAGAATTTTGTCTGATAATACTATTCAATTAGAATTTGGAGCAGGTGTATCTGATAAGTCTGATTCTCAAATTATCCCAACTGCTGGTAATATTCAATCTGGCTCTGTACCTGGTATCTCATTAATAACTAATAATTACAATGAAGCTTCTACTTTCTTTACTCAAGAATATGGTTTGGTACCTTCAGATTCTTTAACAGTAAAATATTTAGTAGGAGGTGGTATCCAATCAAATGTTCCTGTTAGTGATTTAACGGATATAGATGTTTCTTCTATTACCTCAACTAAAAATGGAATTACAGGAAATTTATTTAATACTATTAAAAATAGTGTAGTATCTTCTAACCCGAACCCATCATCTGGAGGTAGAAATGGTGATACAATTGAAGAAATTCGTCAAAATGCTTTATATGCTTATTCAACTCAATTAAGAGCTGTAACTAAAGATGATTATATTGTACGATCATTAGCAATGCCTGCTGATTATGGTACTGTATCTAAAGCATATATTTCTCAAGATTTTTATAATAACCCACAACAAACTACATCTTATACGCAAGGATTTAATCCATTATCTTTAGATTTATATGTTTTATCTTATAACAGTGCTAAACAATTAGTCACAGGCTCAGCTTTATTAAAAAATAATTTAGCAACCTACATTAATCAATATAGAATGGTTACTGATGCTATTAATATTAAAGATGCCTATTATATTAATGTTGGTATTAATTTTGATATAACAGTATTAAGTGGATACTCTAATAAAGATGTATTAACTAATTGTATATCTTCTTTACAAAGTCACTTTAATATAGACAGCTGGCAAATCAATCAACCAATTGCCTTATCAGAAATAACTTCTAAATTATTACAAATTAGAGGAGTACAATCTATAGTTAAGATTGAGGTAGTAAACAAACAAGGAGGAGATTATTCTCCATATGGATATGATATTGCTGGTGCAACTAGAAACAATAATGTTTACCCTTCACTAGACCCAGCTATATTTGAAGTTAGATTCCCTAATACAGATATTCAAGGTAGAGTAGTAGTAAGTTAAAAATTAAAAATATGAATTTAGAAAAATTAAAAGGACACATCCCAGACAACGTTATAGCCCAAATTCCGGGAGTAATGGAAAAATTTCAAATTAATACTCCACTACGTTTAGCTCATTTCTTAGCTCAATGTGGTCATGAAAGTGGTGGGTTCCGTTTGACAAAAGAAAATTTAAATTATAGTGCTAAAGGCTTAATGGGTATATTTAAAAAATATTTCCCAACCGAAGCATTAGCTAAACAGTATGAACGTAAGCCAGAAAAAATTGCTAATAAAGTATATGGTAATAGAATGGGTAATGGCGCTGAAGCAACAGGTGATGGTGCTAAGTTCTGTGGTCGTGGTTACATCCAATTAACTGGTAAAGATAATTATACTGCGTTTGGTAAATCAATTAATGAAGATATTGCTGCTAATCCAACATGGGTAGCAGAAAAATATGCATTATTATCAGCTGCTTGGTTCTTTAGCAAAAACGGTTTACACAAATTAGCGGATGGTGGTGCAACTGACGCTGTTGTTACATCAATTACTAAACGTGTTAATGGTGGCACAATTGGTTTAGCTGATCGTATCAAACATTTTAAAGAATATCATGCGTTATTAGCGTAAAATAGTTTGGTATTTAACATATTTATATGTAGTAATTACTAACTATGGCAGTTTATAAAATATTTCCCGAAAAAAGTGCAACAATATATTCATTCTACCCAACATTAAACACTGGATTAGATGAAATATTAGAAATCAGCACATTTGAATCTATTAATAGTACTAATGAAGTATCACGTACATTATTAAAGTTTCCAACATCTGAAATTAACCTTGCTATGGCATTGGTTAGTTCAAGTCAATTTTCAGCTTCGTTAAAATTATTTGTAGCTAATACTTCACAAATTCCAACTACCTTTACTTTAGAAGCTCGTGCTTTATCTCAAGATTGGAATCAAGGTACTGGTAGATTAGGTAATGTTCCTATTACAACGGATGGTGCAAGTTGGAAATTCAGAAATGAACTTGATATTAATCCATGGCAAACTTCTAGTTTTACAACAGGTACTACTGGGTCTTATAGTGCTACAGGAAATGCTGGTGGTGGTAATTGGTATACTTCTTCAACATATCTTGCTACTCAAAGTTTTAGTTCTGAAATAAATTCTAAAGATACTAATTTCACAGTAACTAATGCTGTTGCTGCTTGGTATAGTAGTTCTATTCCTAATTATGGATTTATACTAAAAAATTCTTCATCTATAGAATTTACATCAGCATCAAAATTCGAATTAAAATATTTCTCAGATCACACCCATACTATATATCCTCCATGTTTAGAAATAAAATGGAACGATACATCCTTTTCTACAGGCTCATTAAGTGTAGTTACATCTAGTTACTTTACAGCTGTTATAAATAATAATAAAGCTGAATATCAACAAGACTCAGTTCAGAAATTTAGAGTTGCTGTTAGAGATTTATATCAAGCAACAACCTTTAGAACATCATTAGGTTTTGGCAATCAAAAATGTTTACCTACTTCTTCATATTGGTCAATAAAAGATTTGGATACTGAAGAAATTGTCGTAGATTACGACACAACAGGTACTAAAATTGGATGTGATTCAATTAGTAATTATTTTACAGTATATATGAATGGATTAGAACCCGAACGTTACTATAAAATTCTTCTTAAAACTATATTGTCAAGTGGAGAAACAATAGTATCTGATAAAGATTACATTTTTAAAGTTATAAGATAATGTCTCAAATACCAGTACAAAAAACTGTATTTAATAAGGATACTTACGGTAGAGTAATTAATACTCAATTTAGTCAATTTCTAAATCAAAATGCAGTTGAAGAAACTCTTTCTTTTACTATAGATGATTTTTTTCAATTATATGATGAATTATTTTATCAAATTGAAAAAGAAGGTGATATAAATTCCCATAGATATATTTTACAAAGAGAAGCTGATTACTTAGGTGTTAGTATAAGTCAAGATGATATTCAAGCATTATTAAATGAAATTACATCATTAAGACAACAGGTATTAGAAGCACAAACAACAATAAACGACTTGATTTAAAAATAATGGCAGATAATATTCAAATAGTAGGTAATATTTTAGATATTCAACAGGTATCTCGTTATAATGAAGAAGATACTAGACTACTTACTGCATCTACTTTAGTAGAAGACTTTGGTCAAACTAACGATTATATTGAATATTTTATTTATGACATTAGTGGAAATCTTTTAAGAACAAACTATAACTATAAAGATTTTAAATCACCAAATACATCATTTGTAACTCCAACAGGATCATTACCTATAATAGAAATTGACCCTGTTAAAGACTTACAAAATTTAGGATATACATCTGGTGAATTTAGTGTACAATATAATTTCTTTAATAATAAAGTATCTAATTCAAATTCTGAATTATTTTTAAAAGAAATATCTGCAGATAGAACTGAATTAAGAATAGGTTCTACAATTTTAACTAACGAACAGATTGAAAGTGGTTCTATAACACTTATTAATGAGTATACTAATTCTGCTTATTTTGTAAATTATCTTGTAAATTTTGGAGATAATTATCAAGCATTAACAGTAAATGTAGCATTAAATAAAGTTGAATCTGGGTATGAGATCCTATTTAAATTATACGAACCATTACCTATTAACATTCAGGAAAAATCAAGTTTATGGATTGTTGAAGAAAAAATTAATCCATATTCTTTTAATGTTAATCTAGATAGATTAGTAATTCCTTCTCCTTTACCTCAACTTAGAGGTCCTAATTTTGATATTAATATTTCTAACCAAAATAATGTAGCTACATCATATCAAACATATGATGGTTTAATTAATAACGTAAATAGTATTTCTACTTCTTCATATCAACAACTTTTAAGTCTAATGACTTCACAAAGTATTGATATAAACATAGACTATACTGATCGTAATGATTTTATTTTCTTTAGTTCAGCAAAAACAAGATTAATTAACTTTTATGGTAAAGTAAAAGATATCCAAGATTATAATAGTTTTATAGCTACTTATAATCCTAGTGTTGCTACTACTAGTAGTTTAGCATTAGAAATAACATCATCTAAAAACGCAATTGATACTATCATATCTCAATTTGATGGATATGAATATTATTTATATTTTGAATCTAGCTCATACGCTTGGCCTAAAACAAATTCTACATTACCCTATACATTAGCCAGTACCGCATCTGCTAATAGTTGGTATACAGCTGCTACAGCAAGTGCAGAGACATATGATAACGATAATCAAAATTATATAATTAATACATTACCAAATTTCATTAGAGATGATGATAATAATGCTCCATATCTTACTTTTATAGAAATGATTGGTCATTATTTTGATAATATTTGGATTTTTATAAAGTCTGTTACAGATATTAATTTAGCAAACAATAATTTAGAAAAAGGTGTATCTAAAGATTTAGTATATTATGTATTACAATCATTAGGAACTAAGCTATATAACCAATATGGGGACTCAGACAATACTAATTTTTTAATTGGACAAAGTGGTAGTGCCTATTATACAGGAAGTGATGCCCAAGCATTTACATCTACTGGTTCTTATTTAAATACAATACCACGTAAAGATTTACTTGCTGAATCATATAAAAGAATTTATCATAACTTACCATTATTATTAAAAACTAAAGGTACAACTTATGGTTTACAAACATTAATTTCTACTTTTGGTATTACAGGTAGTATTTTAGGAGTTAAAGAATATGGTGGTGATAATAAAGCTGGATTGTTAGATGAATTTAATAACGATAAAGTAAGAGTTGTATCTAATACTATTACAGGAAGTGTATTATCTCCTTATGTTAGTTTACAAACCTATCCAACATCATCTACTCAGTTTAGAACAAATGATCTTCATTATGTTGATATTTCTTTCTCACCACAAGAAAAAATTGATATATTTGCTTCTGCCTCTATAGCAGCTTCAGCAAGTACTACTTGGAGTTTAGATGATTTTATTGGTGATCCTAGAGCTCAATATAGTGGTTCATATCCCACATTAGAAATTGAACGTCAAAAATATTATTCTCCATTAACAGCATCTATAGTTCCTTTTAGTAGTTCTGTAGGCACACAATATATTAATGCAACTGACTATAATAGCTTTATTCGCTTAATTCAGTTTTTTGATAATTCATTATTTAAAATGTTAAAAGATTATGTTCCTGCAAGAGCTAATCTATCTACTGGTATTAGTATTACTTCTCCTGTATTAGAAAGAAATAAATGGTCTTATGCTAACCCATCATCTACATCTGAAATAGATGTTAAGGAAGGTACTATTAATCCTGTTGGTATTTCAACTGAATATACTACTTTATATACTAAATTATCTGGTGATAAATCCGCTTATTATGACGGAGATATAACAGGTAGTGGTATTAACGTATATTCTTATTATGAAGATTCTAATCCTAATCCTTATGTATTAGGTACAACAGCATCTTGGAATGCACAACACACAGTAAGTGAAAGTGCTAACTATAATAAATTCTTACATTCTGATTTTAATGTACTATTAAATAATGTAACTAATAGTTTAATATCAACTAATAGACAAGATATTCAATTTATTTATGGTACAACTCAAAGTATATTATCACCCGCTGAACTACAAGATTCATATGAGTCTTTAAGAACACATCAGTTATCAAGATATGAAGGATCAAAATTATCTAGTTTAACATATAACAATTATACTAGCGCTTCTGCAACATATGATGGTGATATTTCATACGGTAAAACAGCTACAATTGATCGTCGTTCACGTAAATTAGGTTTATTTACAGATATAATTCCATCACCTTTTCTACCAGGACGTAATAATGTTAGATTATTATATCTTGTAGATGAATTTGGTGAATTAACTGAATTAAATCAACGTAATAAACATTGGGAAGAAATCCAAAATACATTTGTACAAGGTAAAACTTTAGATGTATCTCAATTTGATGTACAAAA